CACACCGAGGCGGGCCGCGTTGTAGCGCGTCATGATGTCGGCGCGCAGCAGCTGGCCTTCGTCAAAATCGCCTTCAATACCTTCCTTATCCAACTCGAAGATTTGCGTAAATTTCTGCTCGGCAATAACCAGATCGGGCATCACCGTATGATTGACGTAAGCCTGTTCTTCTTCGGCGGGCGTAATCTTGGTGGCGCTATTTCCGGCAATGCCTAACCGGCTGAGCGGCACATCGTAATAACGGGCGATATCGGCCACTTGCAAATTGCGCTGCTGGATAAATTCCAAATCCACCGAAGTTAATTGCACCTGTTGCCAATCAACGCCTTCCTCCAGCACCGCCGTGCCGCCAACATTCTGCAAGCCGCCCGAAAAGGATTGCCATTGCTGCTTGAGGCGCATGGCCGCTTGCTCGGATAGGCGCGTTTTAGCTTTTAGCACGCCGGAAGGCCGCGCGCCGTTTCCTACCCAGCGGGCGGCTTGTTGCTCTAAACCCATGGCCAAGCCAATCGCATCGCGCGCGAGGCCGATAGTCGATGTGCCGACCAGCGAATTAAAGCTCATGCCGCGCAGGTGAAACATATCTTCTTCGGGCACCGCCACCGACATATTGCGCAGCATGGCGATTTGCCACAGGCCGATGCGGTTCACATTATAGAAAATGGAACCGTCCGAAGCCTCCAACACCATCACCGCATCGGGGTTGATGGGGATTAATTCCACCGGGTTGCCACGGCGGTCGCGCAAAATCGCCGCGTAAGCATTCCCGCGCAGCAAATAGCCCACCATCATCTGCTGCCAGAATTCAAACCATGTTTGCTGCCGGTTTGGCCGCAAGAATAATTTGGCGATAACGTGGTCGTTTACCAGTTCGCGCCCACCGTTTTTGTTGCGCACGAATAGCCGCGGCGTGCAGCGCGCTACGTCCTTCGCACGAATGGTCACGCAGGCATAAACCGACGACACCGCCATGGCCGTTGCTTGCGAAATCATCAGCCCGGTAGCGCTGGGCACCGAACCTAGCGGCGGAATCATGCCATAAGAAGGCACACCTGCCGAGGCGCGGCTTTGCTTTGGCGCGAAGGCACGGCCAAGGCTTGTGAATATTCCGGGCATTTTCATATCATTAGTAATCCGCGTTCCTCGTAAATTGAGCCGCCTTGTGACATTTGCAGCCGACCGGTCGCCATGATGCCCGCAACAATGGCGTCAATGCGTTCGGTCGAGCGTTCTTTGTCAGGTTTTTCGTTACCAGTAGGGTCGCGGCGCACTGTGACGTTAGAGGCACACCACGTTGCCACCGGATTACCGCCATGTTGCAATTCGCGGCCAATCAGCAGGCGCATAAATTCCGCCGCCGCTGGCCCCATGCTGATAAAGCCCTGGCCGAATTCCACCATGGTTACGCCTTCGTCCTGTAGATTGCGCACCAACTCACCGGCGAAAGTTCGGTCGTAAGCGATATCTAAAATATTAAACTTGGTAGCAAGCGTCAGGATTTCAGCCTGTAGAAACTGAAAATCCGTAGTGTTACCTTCGGTCGCCACCAAATAACCTTGATCGCGCCAAATCGTATAGGGCGCGCGGTCGCGGCGCACGCGGCGCAAAATATCATCCGCCGGGCACCAGTGGCGCCAGAGGATTTTGGTTTTCTCGCCGGGCTGCTCCGGCGGGAATACCAGCGCCAGCGATGACAAGTCATTCACCCGCGCTAAATCCAGCCCGCCGTAGCAGGTGCGGCCTAGCAATTCATCTTCGTCTATCGTCTCGGCACCTTCTGCCCATACGCTCATGTCAATCCAGCGCGTGGCTTGCTCCGTCCATTCATTCAGGCGCAGGCGGCGTATAGCGTTCTGCTGCGCGGGCATTTCGCGCGCTTCTTCCACCTGGCGTTTCAAATCCTCAGCCTTGACGGTAACGCCTAAGCTGGGATTCGCCTTTATCCATACCGCCGGGTTCATCCAATCGTCGCCTGCGTCAATGGTGGCGATAAAGGCAAACCAGCTATCGCTTGCCTCATGCGACACGCTGCCTTCAAGCGCTTTGATCGAAAACTCGTGGTGCTGCCAGCATACCGATTGCCGGTCATGCCCCGCTGTGGTGATTTCAAAAATAAGCGGCTGGCGGCGCGCGCCGGTGGCCGTATTCAGCTTTTGAATAATCTCCGCGTTATGGTGTTCATGCACTTCATCCACCGCGGCGAAATGCACGTTAAGCCCGTCCATTTTTGACGCATCCGCCGATAGCGGCCTAAACCAGCTGGAGGTGGACATCACAGCCAGATTATTAACCGTGCGCGTTAGCCGCGCAAGCAAGGGCGGGCTGGCGGCAACCATGCGCTCGGCCTCGCCAAACACGATACGCGCCTGATCGCGTGTGGTAGCGGCGGCATAGACATGCGCACCTAGCTCATGGTCGGCCACCAGCGCGTAAAGCGCCGTGCCCGCCAATAAAACCGACTTGCCGTTTTTTCGCGCCACCTCAACATAGGCGGTACGAAAGCGGCGCATTCCATCGGCGCGTTTCCAGCCGTAAATGGAGCCGATGACAAAACATTGCCATAACTGCAATTCAAACGGCTGGTTTGCCCATTCGCCGGTCGAGTGCCGCAAGTGCCCGAAAAACGCAATCGCATGGCGCGCGGCGCCCGCATCCCAAATCAGGCCGCGCTTTTTACCATGCACCAAATCGTCAAGATGCCGCTTGCACGCAAGCCGTACCAGCTTACCGGCAACGATTTCGCCTTTCATCACCGCCCGCGCGTAGATTTCCACCGCGCATGGTTCCTTTTTGCGAGGCGGGCGTTTGCGCGATGGCTTTTGGGTCACGAGTCAAGAAACTCCTCGAAAGGGTCGGTTTCCCCCGGCTGCTCCGTCGTGCGCACGCGGCTGCGCGATGACGGGGTTAAGCCAAATTCGCTTTCAATTTGCGCCATTTGAAGCAGGCACTTATTGGCAATCGGCAGAAACGGATTTTGAATAATGTTGCCGCCCACGGTCTTCACCACCGGGCCGCGCTTTTTGATTTCGTTTTCAGCGTCAATCCAGCGGCACCAAATCACCACGTAGCGCGACAGCGCGCTTACATCGAGTTCGGTCATCACGCCGTGGCGCGCCAGCATTGCGGCCATGTCGGTAAATTTCGCCTTCGCCCGGTCATCGAGATAATCGGGCGGCTCAGGCGCCAGCGGCGGCGGCTTTGGCTCTTTCTTATTGATGCGGTGAGTTCGAGCGGTGCCTTTGACGATTTTTAGGTGCGTTGGCAGTGGCTTGCGTCCAGCCATGGTGATAACCGTGCTTCATGATTTTACTGATTTTCCCGCTTAGACCCCCCCCATTGCATTTTGGCCACGGATGCGTAAAACCCCAAACCGGTCGCATCAAAAATTTTAGTCAAATATTAAACCCCCCGCCGGTTATGCAGCCGATTGTGGCAGCCGCGGTGGATCGCGCGTAGGTTAGCAGGGTCATCCGTACCGCCTTGGCGCTTCTCAATCAGATTATGCGCCGTGTCGGCGCCGGGCTGGCCGCATACATGGCAAATGCCACGGTCGCGGGCCACCACCGACGCCGCCAGCTTACGCCATGCTTGCGTACCGTATTGCCGATCCAAGGCATCGCGCCGCACACGCTTTGCGGGCTTCCAGCCGGGCGGCTGATGTACTGGCGGCTTCCATGGCATGAGGGTGTCGCTTTAGAAAACAGGAATAAAAAAAGGCGGGGCATGTGCATGTCCCGCCTTTTAGTGATGCTATTGTAACTTACAGGCGCTCGGCAACCTGCGCGCTATCGTCGTCGTCGCTGTGCGCCTCGGCGTGCGCATCATCGTGAGCCGCTTGCTTACTATTAGCGTCGGCCAGGTCAACGATGCGATACACCGCTTTGCCGCCGTTTTGCTTAGTTGCGGTGATGCCCTGATTGTTAGGCGCAATCAGCTTCTTAATCTTCGACATGGTGCCGGAGATGGCGCCCGCTTGCCAGCCGGTAGCGTCCGCCATTTCCTGAATAGTAGCGCCGTCATCGGTCGACAGCATGTTAATAAGCAGCTGGCGACCTTTAACGGGTTTGCCTTCACTTGCCGCCTTATCATCCGGCGCGGTGGCTTCTTCGTCGCTTACCGAAGTATCGGTGTCGGAAGCCTCGCTATCGTCGGGCGCTTCTTCGGATGCAACCTTTTTGCCCTTTGCCTTCTTGGCCTTGGCTTCCTTAACGGGCTTTTCCTTCTTTTCAGCTTTAGCCGCTTTGCCTTTTTTCGCGCTAAGGGCGGCAACACCTTCTTCGGTGATATAATGGTAATCGCCATCCTCGCTTACATAGCCGCTATTCAAAAGCGAATAGGCAATTTGCCGACGCACCGCCGGGCTTTTATAGCGCGTCATGTGTTCTTCGATAGGCAGCTGAGGCTGCTTGTTAGCGGCGGTGAGGATTTTGCGTTGCGTGTTGCTAAGTTCTTTATTAAGTGTCTCCATTAGAAGGGTTTTTTAAATGTCCAACTGGACACCTTAATGAAATCATCGAACAAGGTTTATTGGAATCCCCAAAGGTGAAATAAACCAGAAAATACAGCGGATTATTTGCTGGCTCTTAGCAAATTCCCATGATTCAGCGATAACCGCCGCACATCGAATGTTCGACTTGCAGGCGGTAGCCGTTTAGGCCGCCGTTGCCGATCATCAGCAAGTCAGGCCGATGCAGGGGCGGCGGCGTAAAAGCCGGTTCCCACGTTGCCAGCTTTTCG